TGGTTCATGTATCAATGGAAATTAAAACGACTCGTGATATCGCTCGTCAAATCCTTCGCCATCGATCTTTTTCCTTCCAGGAATTTTCGCAGAGATATGCAGACCCGACTAAAGACCTTGGATTTGTCAAACGAGAAGCACGTTTACAGGATGCCAAGAACAGGCAAAACTCGGTCGAGTTGGGACCCGACGAAAACAGATTGGCCGAAGAATGGGCAATGAAACAGGCTGCTGGTCTTGATGCTGCGTTAGATGCGTATAAGTGGGCAATTGACAATGGTATTGCTAAGGAACAGGCACGTGCAGTTCTTCCTGAAGGCAATACCGAATCAACTATGATTATGTCTGGCTCGCTTCGTTCATGGGTTCACTATTGTCAGCTGCGCATGGATAAGGCAACTCAGAAGGAACATCGCATTGTAGCAGAACAATGCTGGGATATTATTTGTCACCACTTCCCTGATGTGAAAGCTGCACTTGATAGTATGGCAGCTCAAGCAGAGTTCGAAAGGAAGCTACCGTGAATAGAGTTGTCGTCAAAGAAACCGAAGACGGCGAGTTATATATAGAGCTACCACCCGAACTCTTAGAAACCCTTAGTTGGGACGAAGACACAGAACTTATGTGGGTAGCCTCAGAAACCGGATCTTGGATCCTCAGAAAGAAAGAAAACGATGATACTTGTAACGAAACGTAATGGTGAAAAAGAGGCTTTAGATCTTAACAAGTTCCATCGCGTTACAAACTTTGCATGCGAGGGCCTTTCTGGTGTTTCGTCCTCGCTACTTGAGATGAAGACTCATATCCAATTCTACAATGGTATTAAGTCGACGGACATTCAAGAAACTCTGATCAAGGCTGCAGCAGATCTTATCTCAGAAGAGACTCCTAACTACCAATATGTGGCTGGTCGCCTGATCAACTATAACCTCCGCAAGGAAGTATATGGTAAGTACGAGCCTGATTGGTTGAACGAACACTATCTTAAAGTGATGATTCAAGGATATTATGATCCAGAGTTGGGATTATCTTATACGAGTGGTGAGTGGGACGAGCTCAATCGGTACATCGACCACGGTCGTGATGACCAACTGACCTATGCTGCGATGGAGCAGTTCCGTGGTAAGTATCTGATCAAGAACCGTGTAACTGGTAAGTTCTACGAAACACCTCAGATGGCTTTCATGCTGATTGCCATGACTCTTTTCCAAAACTATACAAAAGACCGACTCAAGTGGGTCAAGGAACTTTATGATGCTCTATCTACTTTTGATATTTCTCTTCCCACCCCTATTATGGCTGGTGTACGGTCTCCTCAACGTCAGTTTAGCTCGTGTGTCCTTATTGAGACCGATGACTCTCTGGATTCAATCAACGCTACTGCTTCCTCTATTGTCAAGTACGTTAGTCAGAAAGCTGGAATCGGTATTGGTGCTGGTTCTATTAGGGCTATTGGCAGTCCCATTCGTAATGGTGATGCTTCTCATACTGGAGTTATACCTTTTTATAAACATTTTCAAAGTGCTGTCAAATCGTGTTCCCAGGGAGGCGTCCGTGGAGGAGCGGCTACTCTCTACTATCCCCTATGGCACCTCGAAGTCGAGGACATTCTAGTCCTAAAGAATAACAAAGGCACAGAAGACAACCGCGTGAGACACCTCGACTATGGTGTCCAATTTAATAAGGTAATGTATGAAAGACTTCTTTCTGGAGGTAACATCACCCTCTTCTCACCTCATGATTGCCCGGATCTCTACAGAGCGTTCTTTTCAGACGTTGATGAGTTCCGTACACTCTACGAAAAGTACGAGCGCTCCACCAAAATCAGAAAAAAGACCATCCCTGCGATTGATCTCTTCTCAGCCTTCATGCAAGAACGAAAAGACACAGGTCGAATCTATCTGATGAATGTGGACCATGCTAATGATCATGGTTCGTTCACAACAGCAGCACCAATCAAGATGTCAAACCTCTGTTGTGAGATTACTCTTCCAACAACACCACTGAAAGACGTTAATGATGAAAACGGTGAAATTAGTCTTTGCACTCTCGCTGCGATCAACTGGGGAAAGATTAAGAAGCCTACTGACTTCGAAAAGCCATGTACGCTCGCTGTCCGCGCTCTTGACGCACTACTGGACTATCAGTCGTACCCAATTCGTGCTGCTGAAATTGGTACTAAAAACCGTCGTCCGCTTGGTGTGGGAATCATTAATTTTGCTTATTGGCTTGCTCGCAATGACACTAATTATTCCGATCCAAACCTTGATCTGGTGCATGAATATGCCGAAGCGTGGTCATACTACCTGATCAAAGCATCTGTTGATCTTGCCGAGGAGTTCGGTTCATGTCCTCTTGATCACCAGACAAAGTATGCATATGGTAATATGCCTATCGACACATATAAGAAAGAAGTAGACGAACTAGTTGCTCCAAACTATAAGATGCCATGGAGTCAGCTATCGAGCAAAGCCCTGTCGTCGGGTATTCGCAACTCTACACTTATGGCTCTGATGCCGGCTGAGACATCGGCCCAAATCTCTAACTCGACCAATGGTATCGAGCCACCACGTGCACTTGTTTCGATCAAGCAATCAAAAGATGGTGTGCTCAAGCAGGTTGTTCCTGGTATTCAGAAACTCAAGAACAAGTACGAGCTACTATGGGATCAGAAGTCACCTGAAGGCTATCTGAAGATCATGGCGGTCCTACAGAAGTTCATTGATCAAGCTATCTCCGTCAATACATCGTACAATCCTCAACACTACGAAGATGAGAAGATTCCGATGTCAGAGATGATCAAGCACCTTCTCATGCACTATAAGTATGGTGGTAAGACACTCTACTACTTCAATACATATGATGGCGCAGGGGAAATGGAAGACAAGCCACTGGCACCTGGAGCCGTAGACGAGGAAGATTGTGACACGTGCAAGATCTGATACTAACAGACGCAGAGTTTAATCCCAACCCATTCTGGGAAGTTCCGTTGGATAGCGTAAAGGCTTTAGCGTTTGCCGATACCAATGTGTTCGACCAGAATGGGTATGATCTGTGTTCTGTGGAAAGTTTGTATGCGGATAAGAACGCAACCTACTCTGAGAGAGTTCGAAATCATAGACACGCTCTTAGACGGACGTGGATGACTCAAAACTACAGAAGAGAAGGTGCCGTGCTCAATCATGCGAACCTTTTTGAACGCAAAGGTTACACAGGCCGAGCTTTGGAACAGCTAAAATCGTGGACAGATATATACCCTATCTACTATAGATTAATTAATATTAGACCTAAATGGGGTCTAGATTTCTCTATGGATTATTATGATAGTCAGGGTCGTACATTCGAAGTACTACATTGGGAGTATGATTGTTTCGATCTAAGTGAAGCCCAAGAAGTAAAGAACCAGATGGATGAGAAGCTTCTTTCCATTGATTGGCAGGATGCTGCCGAAGCTATCTGGAAGAAAAAAGATGAATGGTTTCATCTTGACTTTTTTAAGCAATCAGACTATAAGTGTGGTTACTTTGGTATTATTCCAGAACGCTGGAAGATGGTGATATGGTCATGAATCGTCCACTTCATATCGGAGCATACCAATGTCAAGAAAAGCACCATCATCATCCGCAGCGCTAAAGCACGTACCTATCGTAACTGGTACATCCATTGATATACGCAATCCTAAGTTGTCATCAATGAACAAGCACAAGAAGCGTAACTTTAAAAAGTATAGAGGGCAGGGTAAGCCATAATGACTGAATATGTGAAGTTTAACACCGACCAATGGCACGATGTCAATAAGGTGTATAGACTAATAGAGTATGTAACCGGACCCAAATCCACAGGTGTTAATCTCGTTATCGAAGATACGGTAACCAAAGAGATTATACAGAGAACCGTAGCTAATCATCAAATAGAATTCATGGAGGCAAAAGACTGGTGAGCGTATTCAGTATAGACAAAGTCGACGCAACACAACAAAGGTGTTTCTTTGACGCACCAGTAAACATCGCGCGTTATGATAAACAGCGATATTCTATCTTTGAAAAGCTCACAGATAAGCAACTGGGCTTCTTCTGGAGACCAGAAGAGGTGGACCTATCACGAGACGGTAAAGACTTTAAGGCGCTAACAGATCATGAAAAACATATTTTTACGTCCAATCTCAAGCGTCAAATCCTCCTTGATTCTGTACAGGGCCGTGCTCCATCTCTGGCTTTTCTCCCAATATGTTCGCTTCCTGAGTTGGAAACCTGGATCCAGACTTGGGCGTTTAGTGAAACGATTCACTCCCGTTCCTACACTCATATCATTCGTAACGTCTATTCTGATCCTTCCACAGTCTTTGATGAGATGTTGGACATCGAGGAAATAGCTGACTGTGCCCAGGACATCAGTAAGTACTACGACGATCTGATCGACTACAATGTACGTTGGCATGGTACTGGCGCGCATTATGATCATAAGAAGGCGCTGTGGCTGTGTCTGAATGCAGTTAACGCTCTTGAAGGAGTAAGATTCTATGTCTCGTTCGCATGCAGTTGGGCTTTTGCGGAAGTTAAGAAGATGGAGGGTAATGCAAAGATCATCAAGCTCATCGCGCGGGACGAGAACGTTCATCTTGCCTCGACACAACAGCTCCTCAAAATTCTACCAAAAGAGGATGAAGACTTTGCTCGCATACAAGAAGAAACACGGGATGAGTGTATCAATATGTTTTCTCGTGTGGTCGAGCAAGAGAAAAGTTGGGCACATTACCTTTTCCAGAACGGCTCCATGATTGGACTAAACGAAGAGCTTCTTTGTAATTACGTAGATCACATTGCCGCTAAGCGTATGGGTGCAATTGGATTGAATGGTAAGCCTGGTGTTAACCCCCTTCCGTGGACTATGAATTGGATCTCGGGATCGGATGTACAAGTTGCTCCTCAAGAGACAGAAATTACTAGCTATGTCATTGGCGGGGTCAAGAAAGACGTGGATGGAGACTCATTCAAGGGATTCACGCTGTGACCCTAGACGACGAGTACGAAAAGCGCCTTCAAGATACTATATCACTAATCAATAGTGGAAAAAAGCCTGAGAAGAATGTAGAAGAAGTTACGGAAACTTTTCAGAACATTACTGGAAAGATACACGAGTTAGCGTCAGCTCTTTTCACTGGGGATTTATTGGATAGTACAAGCCTGGCAGTTGAGGATGATTACTCTAAATACTTTCCAGAAGACACAGCTGAAAACGTGATCACACCAGTTAGTCCAGCAGATAACGTAGTTGATACTCTTCAACGGGATATTGATGCGTGCTGGAGTATGGCGGAAGTGTTTATGAGAAATAGAGATGCTCATGGAATTCACGACATGGGTGTGGAAATCCAAGCCTTAGAAAGAACACTAAGAGAAATTAAAAAACTAAGAGGTAACATATGAAGTGGCATGAGTGCAGTAGTTGTTTGACAGAGTTCAGAGTTGTGTCTGATGGAACACGACCAGAAGATATTGAATACTGTCCGTTCTGTGGAGCTGATATTGAAGACACAGAATTAGATGATGAGGATCTTGACGAAGAATACGACGAGTATTAAACCTATAAATATCTCTTTCCAAAGAGAGATAGATTATGTGGTTATTTGAGGGTAATGAGATAGAAGAGCTACCAGAAGGCTGTGAGGCTTTTGTGTATCTTATTACTAATAAGACCAACGGTATGAGGTATGTTGGTAAGAAACTTGCTAAGTTCAAAGTGACGAAGCAGCCTCTTAAGGGCAAGACAAAGAAGAGACGCTCGATGAAGGAAAGCGATTGGCGCGAGTACTGGGGTTCGAGTGACCGGCTCAAAGCTGATGTAGAACTTCTTGGCCCCGACAACTTCACCCGTGAGGTCTTACACTTCTGTCCAAGCAAAGGCATTGCCAGCTACTTGGAAGCCAGAGAGCAATTTGAGCGCAGAGTGCTCGAATCAGATGATTACTACAATGGTATCATCAACGTCCGCATTGGCGGATCCAACATCCTGAAAGAACATCTGAAATCCATTAAATAAGGAACCATATGCGTTGTCTAAGATACTTGAACACAAACATCTCATAGTTCGTGCCGAGCTGAATGATCCACCTTATAGTGCAACTGACATTAAAGAGTGGATGCGGGATCTCGTAGATCGTATTGGGATGAACATTCTAATGGGCCCATATGCTGTGTATTCAGACATGGTTGGTAACCAAGGCCTTACAGCTGTAACCATCATTGAGACGTCTCACATTGCTATGCACGTGTGGGATGAGGTTCAACCAGCGATTATGCAACTGGACGTGTATACGTGTTCTACGCTGGATATCAACGATGTATTTGAGGCTATTAAAGAGTTTCAACCTACAAAGGTTGAATATAAGTACATTGACAGAGATCAATCGTTGACATTATTAGACAAGGGTGTTATAGGTAAATAACATGAGATACAAAGAAAGTGAGAATAACTAGTGGGTAAGAAAAGATCACGTAAGACCTATACCTCGAAGGGTACGGGTAGCAATGTTTCGAAGGCAACTCTTAAGCTAGTACGCAGGGGGCGTTCTGAGGTGGAGAAGGCTTTGAATGTACTGGAGGCATGGCGTGCGGGCAAGAACCCTTGGGTTACAGTGCCAGGTGTACAAACCAACATGCGCTTCGTTAAGGTGCGAGCAAACGCCTATTATGGTGATCCTCGTCGTACTGCAAACATTTATAAAACGAAAGACGGTGAATGAGCATTGTAGTATATACAAAACAGAACTGTGGTTCTTGTATTAAAGCAAAGGCCTTGTTGGCTCAGAAGCAAGTAGAGTATACAGAAGTTTCTATTGACGACGATGTAACTCGTGGTATATTCGTGGAACAGTATCCAGATGTAAGGACTGTTCCTTTTATTGTTATTGATGATGTGAAAGTAGGAAGTTATGAGCAACTTGTCGAATACCTTAAATAATACAGCAGAGTTTTCCGTAGCTGTTAGCAACTTGACAAATCCCTTAAGTAATACAGCAGAGCTCTCCGTAGCTGAAAAGAGAGCATCCATCGTAGAGATGTTGCGTGTAAACAAATGTATCATTACCTTTGTTAAGAAGGATGGTACTGATAGAGTAATGCAATGCACTCTCAAAGAGGGTGTTGTAGTTCCCTATGAAAAGAAAACAGAACGTACACGGGAAGTTAAAGAAGATCTGCTACCAGTGTGGGATCTTGAAGCTAATGCCTGGCGTTCGATCAATGTATCGACTGTAAAGTCGCTTGAATTTATACTGTAAGGAATAACAATGGCGTTTACACATGATAGCCAAGCTACTAATGCAAATGGTGGCACTGAGCTAATGAAACGAGGACTTGAGCAACGATTAGATCCAGAGCTCTTGAAAGAGTTTCAGATCTTCGTTTCACGAGTGGAAGAAGCACCCGATCCCACTAAACTTAGAATCTACTGGCTACACGACCTCCCTGGAGATCCAGCATCGGAACATCTAAAGGATGGTGGATGGAAGAAGTTTCACAAACTAGTGTTTGCTTCTAACTGGCAGATGCAGGCATACATTAACCACTACCAGATTCCCTGGTCTAAGTGTATTGTTATGCAGAACGCTATCAATCCAATACAATCTCATGAGAAACCTAAAGATGGTGTAATTCGACTAGCTTACTGGTCGACACCTCACAGAGGACTCAATCTTCTGATTCCAGTATTCGAGAAGCTCTGTGAGCGGTACGACAATCTAGAGTTAGATGTGTACTCATCATTTAAGCTCTATGGGTGGGAACAACGGGATGAACAATACAAGGATCTGTTCGAAGCTTGTGAAGCACATCCTAAAATTAACTACCACGGAACAGTTACCAACGATGAGTTGCGTAAAAACCTAGAGAACACTCACATCTTTGCATATCCTTCTACGTGGCCCGAGACATCGTGTATCACGCTTATGGAAGCTATGTCTGCTGGTTTGTTGTGTGTACACCCTAATTTTGCAGCATTGCCAGAAACAGCTGCCAATTGGACCATGATGTACCAATACAACGAAGACTTGCAGCAGCATGCGGGGCTTTTCTACCAGGTCCTGAACGGAGCTATTGAAAATCTTGATAATGAGAATGTTCAGCAACGAGTCAGCTCTCAACAGTCTTATGCTAATGTGTTCTACAACTGGACCAAGCGTAAGATTGAATGGGAAGCCCTTTTGCAATCGTTACTGAACGAGGACCGTTCTCTTCCCGCAGAGGAGTCTTCCTTTTTCAACTATAAAATAGGATAAATCTAAATAGTTGACTTTAAGGTGAAAGTGGGGGATGATAAGGATCCCCCACTAAATTGTAAGAGGACATTGTGGCACTAAAGAAAAGTATCATTAGGCAATCTAAGCCTCAAAAACCTAGAATTACCAAATCTAAGGTTTTATCTATTGATCTACAGTATAGTGGTACTGAGCCCCTTCAAGTTACAGAAAGCAATTATACGCAGGCTTTGAACTGGTATAATTACAACTTCGATAACGATAAAGCTCGAGAATGGCTACTGGAGTATCTGAAGAGGAATTCTTCCAAGGATGTACTTCAGGCTGTAAGGAAAGCCTCTAGGTGGGCTATTCCAACTACGATTGGTTGGCAGGCTCGGATCATGATGAATGGTAACACTCTTTCTGAATTGTCGATGGAGTTTTTTAATAGCCGGCTTACTCAAATTGTCGAATTGGTCCGGAATACCAAGCGCAACGACGAAGAAGTAGTCGTTAAGCCTGTTGTATCCATTCAAGAACGTGTTCAAGCTAAGATTCAACAGCTCTTGACAGATTGCGAAGAAGCAATCGACCTAGACTCTAATCTAAACATCTATGATTGGCTTAAGGGTAAAGAAGCAACACCTATGGCTGCAACGGCCATTGGTGACTTCTATGCAAAGACAATCACCGACCTACAATTCGAAGATGAGTTTGCTACTCGAGCAGAAAAGAAACAGAACGCTGATAGGTTGAAATACTGGACGCAGTTTGTTGATGATTGCCAGCGCTATGTTGGTAATAAGAAGGTCACTAAGATCCGCAAGCCTCGTGAGAAGAAGACTAAGTCTGCTGTCGATCTAGTTTCAAAGCTCAAGTTTCAAAAAGAATTTCCGCAGCTCAAGATCGTTTCAGTCAATCCCGCTGATGTTGTTGGATGTAGGCAATTGTGGACCTACAATACAAAGTACAGGAAGCTGACGCGTTACGACGCTGTTGGACCTAATGGAATTCAAGTTAAGGGCGCATCATTGGTTGGTTTCGATGTAGAGAAATCCTGTACGAAGAGCTTGCGAAAGCCCGATACGATTATTCCTTCCTTGCTAGGTGCTGGTAAAATAGCTCTACGGACGTTTATAGAAGAAATAAAAACCAACGAGACTAAGCCTAATGGACGTATAAATATAGATACGATACTATTAAGGGTCATTAAATGATAGATAACGTGGTCGTTTTTCCAAGGGCAAAACGTGATACCCCACCTCAATCAATTGAGGAGATACACGAGAAGCGTGCCTTGGTGAAAAAAGAGCACATAGAAATGACACTTGACGATGTTATGGCTAATGTCTTCTATCATCTATCAGAAGAAGGCCTCAATATTGCAGATGAAAGTTGTATTAAAGAAACATCGCTTGTTATAGAATCATTGCGCGCGGCCCTGTATAAATCTGTTGACTTTAATCACCCTTTGCATGATATTGCAAATACAATGTTTAAATATGAACCCCTTGATGGAATTCCAGATAGTGAATTACCACAGGAATAA